AGAAGGTATTGTAGTCTTAAGAAAAGCTAATGAAGGAGTTACTATGATCTTTCCTGACAGAAAGTTAGCAAAGAAAAAGTACACAAAGAAGTTTGTTCAGGAGCTTATTAAACAGGTTCCCCGAATAAAGTATGGATCACTACATGATCGACAATTTAATTCGTTATTTTGGTTAAACCAATAAGGAGATATGTCATGAGACATAACAACAGAGAGTTTGATAAATCATCTTACGATTCTAACGATCAACGTGCCAAGGATGCTATAGTAGGATATCTAAATAAAAATGGTTATGAAGATATAGTACCAAGAGAAGATTACTTCTTTGATGTAGCTGCTAAAAAAGATAAGGATTACTTCTTTGAAGTTGAGATTAAGAATCAGTGGGGAGATAGTTGGCCTGACTTCTGGAAGGAAGTTAGAATACCAGACAGAAAGAAAAGATTAATTAAAAAGTGGAAAGAAGAATACAAAGATCATGATTTAATATTTGTTGTATTTAATACAGATTGTTCTCAAGCTTGGTTTATAGATGGAGATACTGTAGATTCTTCACCTATAGGTACAATTCAAAACTCAAGTAGGATTGGATCGCCACATTTAAAGGAACCTTTCTTTCATGTTCCAAAAGAAAAAGCAACTTTAATTAAAATAAATTAAAAAAGTGCTTGACTATACCTACCGAGTATGTTATAATTACACTAACAACAATAGGAGGCTATCTTTAAATAAAATTTTATATAACCTCTCACGTTATTATCAAATGTTATTATCTTAAAGGAGAATTTATTATGTCAGTTATTTCTGGAGATGCTTATTGGGCTCATGTTATTACACCAAACACCAAATTCAATCCCGATGGTGAATGGAGTATAGAAGTTTGCAATCTTGATGCTAAGAATAAAAAGGTTGCAGAAGGTGATGGACTTACCATCAAAAACAAGGGTGATGAAAGAGGAGACTTTGTTACCCTTAAACAGTATGCAAGATCAAAGGATGGTCAATCTCGTCCTATGTCAGTAAAAGATTCTGATCGCAATACTTTCCCCACTAACAAGCGAGTAGGAAATGGTTCTAAAGTTAATGTTAGTTATTTTCCTAAAGAATATACTGTCTATGGAGGTGGCGTTAAAGGCTATCTAAATGCTGTACAAGTAGTAGACTTAGTTGAATACAATGCAGAGGAGTTTGATGTAGTCAAAGGAGGCTACGTTAATTCTGATGCTGAAGAAGTAGCTTTTGCTTCTTAACCCCTAAAGGAGACTTGGAGGGGTACTTCGGTATCCCTCCTTTTTTTATGAATGAAAACAATAGATACTTTAGTACAAGATATTTACAGTTTATTTTCTCTTGATCCTATTGACATGGATGAAAAGGAAGTTGACCAACACATAGATACTTTTGGTGAAATGCTGAAGGTTCACATTAAAGAATTTATGTATGAGAAACCTAGATCTTATGGCAATCTTAGATTGTCTCAAATAGGTAAACCTGATAGACAACTATGGTATGATGTCAACACCAAGAGAGATGCCGTACCTTTAACAGCCAGCACTCGAATTAAATTTTTATATGGATATATACTTGAAGAATTACTATTGCTTTGCTCTTCTATATCAGGTCATAAAGTAGAAGATCAGCAGAAAGAAGTTGAAGTTGAAGGTGTTAAAGGCCACCAAGATTCTATGATAGATGGTGTTCTTGTTGATTGTAAGAGTGCTTCTTCCTCTAGCTTTCAAAAGTTTAAGACCAACAACCTATTAGAAGAAGATCCCTTTGGTTATATTGCACAGATATCAGCTTATGCAGAAGCTAATGGTGTAGATGAAGCTGCATTTTTAGCAATAGATAAATCCACTGGAGAGATATGTCTTAGTAAAGTACATTCTATGGAGATGATCAATGCCAAGGAAAGAGTTAAGCATCTTAAGCAAATGGTTGAGAGAGATTCGATACCTGATAGGTGTTATAATCCTGTACCCGATGGTAAGTCTGGTAATCTTAAGTTACCCTTTGGTTGTGTTTATTGTGGTCATAAGAGAGAGTGTTGGTCAGATGTTAATCAAGGGAAAGGTATCAGGGTCTTTCAATATGCAAAAGGTAAACGATATCTGGTGCAAGTTGGTAAGGAGCCTGATGTTCAAGAAGTAGTTAATTGGTAATGCATTGGAAGTACTCCAAGAAACCTGATCTAACACAGTTTGGGTTTGTCTATTGTATTACTAATACTAAAACTGGTAAGGCTTACATAGGTTGTAAGCAATACTACAACTATCGTAAATATAAAAAGAAAACTAAACAAACTGAATCTAATTGGAAAAGTTATATGGGTTCAAGCAAACATCTTATTGAAGATATTACTAAGGTAGGTAAAAAACATTTTAAGTTTGAGATCATTGCAGAGTTTAAAAACAAAAGAAGCCTAAGATATTATGAATGTTATTATCAAATGAAGTATAATGTTTTAGCTTCTGTATTAGAGGGAACAGACGAGCCAGCCTTCTACAATAATTATGTAGGTGGTAAGTTCTATAGACCTGTTCAAGAGTATGACCACGTTTGATATTAGTACATCATTACATTCTTTATATGATTTAACAGAAAAAGATTCTGATAAAAGTTTGTATCTTGCAGTTGTAATACAAGCTTTACTAGATGTATCTAAACCTAAATTAAATGGAGAAAGTAATAATATAAAGTTACAGAGAGATCAAGCTCATGCATGGTTCTTTACTTCAGTAGGAGTTACCTGTGAAGACTTTAAAACAATATGTCATTATGCTGGACTAGAACCAGAGAAAGTTAGATCGTTTGCTTATGAAGTTGTAAACAAAGGGGATGTAGAAAATGTTAGAAGAAAACTTAGCTCACTTATCTACTAAAGACAATCCTTTAGATACTCAAGTTGGTGGTAATCATTATAAAGGATGTGGTATTCAACCAGTAGAATATATTCATGCAAATAATCTTGACTACCTAGAGGGAAATGTGATAAAATATATTACTCGACACCGTACCAAGGGTGAAGGTAAGAAGGATATTGAGAAAGCAATACATTATGCACAGTTAATATTGCAGATGCATTATCCACAAGAAGGAGAACAACAAGAATTATTTAACGACTTAATAGGGGAAAGGGGTAGGCATGTTCAAATCAAATAGAAATCCACAATTCAGATCTAAATTTAGTGAAGATATATTTTACACCAAGTATTCTCATGAAGGTGCAGAGACATTTCATGAACTGGCTTGTACATTAGTTGAGGATGTATGTCAGGATAAGTTATCTAAGGATGATAAGGAAGCTCTGATAGATCATATATCTAATCTTAGATTTATTCCCGGTGGTCGTTACCTTTATTATGCAGGTAGAGATAAGAAGTTCTTTAACAACTGCTACCTACTTAAAGCAGAAGAAGATACTAGAGAGGATTGGGCTGACCTATCTTGGAAGTCTGAGTCCTGCCTTATGACAGGTGGTGGTATTGGTATAGATTATTCTGTCTATAGACCTGAAGGACAAACCCTTAAGGGTACTGGTGGTATATCCAGTGGTCCGATACCTAAGATGCAGATGATTAACTCTATAGGACAGAAGGTTATGCAAGGTGGTAGTCGTAGGTCTGCTATCTATGCTTCTCTTAATTGGCAACACGATGATGTAGATAAGTTTCTTAAAGCTAAGAACTGGTTTGATATGCCTGTTGGTAATACAGGTAAAACTTTATTTGATATTAAACAGGATGATTTTAACTTCCCTGCACCACTAGATATGACAAACATATCTGTAAACTACGATACCGAATGGTTGTTAAACTATTGGGAGAAAGGAGAGATAGGAGATGTCTTTAGGACTAATGTACGTCAGGCTCTTAGAACTGCTGAACCGGGGTTCTCGTTCAACTTCTTCGAGAAAGAAAACGAAACACTCAGGAATGCCTGTACTGAAGTCACCAGTGAGGATGACTCTGACGTATGTAATCTTGGTAGTCTTAACTTTGCTCGTATTGATGACCTTAACCAGTTGCAGGAAGTTGTCCAACTTGCCACACAATTTCTACTGTGTGGAACCCTTCGAGCAAGTCTCCCCTACGAAAAGGTGTATCAAGTTCGAGATACAAATAGACGTTTAGGTTTAGGTTTGATGGGGCTACATGAGTGGTTGATACAACGTGGTCATAGGTATGAGACTACATCAGAACTTCATAGGTGGTTTAAAGTGTATGAAGCTGAGAGTGATAAGGTAGCTCGTAGCTTTGCTAAGAAGTTAAACATCTCTGTACCTGTTGCTGTTAGGGCTGTAGCACCTACAGGTACGATAGGTATTCTTGCTGGTACTTCAACTGGTGTTGAGCCTATCTTTGCTGTAGCCTACAAACGTAGGTATCTTAAGAACAAGAGGTGGCATTACCAGTATGTTGTTGATAGTGCTGCTCAAGAAATGATAGAGCTTTATGGTGTTAAACCTGACAGCATTGACTCTGCTCTTGATCTAGCTACCGACTACGAGAGAAGATTAAACTTTCAAGCCAACGTACAAGAGTATGTTGATATGTCTATCTCCTCTACGATCAACCTACCCTCATGGGATACTGAGGATAACAACGAAGATAAGGTAGAAGACTTTGCCCAGACTCTAGCTAAGTATGCTCATAGACTAAGAGGATTTACCTGCTATCCAGATGGATGTAGGGGTGGTCAGCCTCTAACAAGGGTTGCTTACTCAGAAGCTAGTGAAAAATTAGGTGAAGAATTTGAAGATAATATACAGGCTCATGACATATGTGAGATCAGTAATGCAGGTGGAACTTGTGGAGTTTAAAAAAAGACTTGACAAAAACCACAAAGTGTAGTATAATATATGTATGGAATGCCAATGGTGGGTTCCATAATATCTTGCTGAAAAGGAGAAAACTATGAATGTAAGACTCGAAGGTAATTGGTCGTTCAGACTTCCCCCTACATTGGAGTCCTTCCATAAGAGGGCTATAGGTTATGACAGGTTACTGGCTAGGATAATGGATATGCAATCCAATAGTACTTTTCAAGATAAGTATCCTCCACATAATCTTATTGAAGTCTCAGATACAGAGTATCGACTTGAATTAGCTTTAGCTGGCTTTACAGAAGATGAAGTTAAAGTTGTTCAAGAAGAACAAGGATTAACCATTAGTGGAAACAATTCTGCTAAAGAAGAAGAGGAGAACATTTTACATAAAGGAATAGCAAGTCGGGCATTTTCAAAAACATTTGAGCTTTCTGAGAATATGGAAGTTACGGAAGCATCGTTTAAAAATGGGATGGTAATCATCAAGCTGAAACGAAAT